AATAAAATATATCGCCACCCGGAGCCACCCGAGGATAGCTCATCAACGGATTCATCAAATGCAATTCAGTGATTTCATAACGGGAATTGCGCAATGCTAGGGCATAAGCATTGCCATCAATATAAAGACTGCGCGTAGCATTGAGAAGAAAATCGCTGATTGACTGATAGGCATTAGGATGGCGCAAAATGCGTGAAAGCGCAGAGTTGGTGACTCGCGTGCGGCCGCCCTTGGAATTGGAACGCCAATGGTCGCCAGGACACATGGCGATGGTCTGGGCATAAGCGCTGACACACGCCTCCACCATAGCAGAGCGTGTGAGGTCGCCAACCGGAGTTATTCCAGTCTGCCACCAGTTGGTCGGCACACCGTCCGGAAGCCATCCCCCGCTCACTGGCAGGTAGTATGGTCCCGGACGATAGCCGCCCTCAACCGCGCGCAGCACGGTCCGCAAAGAGCGAGCCATCAGACCGCGCGCAGTCATTCTCGTTCACGACCTCGCAGGAGGAGTGACTGGTCGTGCGGCTTGCGCAGAGCGCGTTTGATACTGCCCTGGCTTGCCTGCCTCAACACTCTTGACATTGGGGTCAGGACCAGACCCATCATCACTCTTTTCCATGAGATGAGCGCCGAGCATAGCGAGGTCATTTTCCTCCTGTGTCGGCGTTGGTCGGCCCTTTGTTCGCTCTAAGAATTCCGAACGAGATTTCTCATTGATTTCGCGTTCTGCTGCTAGTGTCTTTTTTGCAGCTTCAGTGGCTGGATCATCTGCCATAACCTTTTCACTCCATTATGACCAAGTGACGCTCTGGGTCCACGCGACTGTTCCAGCACGGCGCTGTAACCAGTTGAGTGGCATGACCATCCGCAACGCAAGGCTATCAGTTTGGAACAGCGAACGCTGTGGAGACGCCACTGTGCCAGGCGAACCCGAAACAAGGTCCAATGGCGCAGTATCTTCCATATGCAACGTCGCCTGATCGCTGATCTCAAAGCGTGGCGCTCCGCCATCAGCAACGACGAAATCAGCCGCGTCAATCAGAATCATTGTCTTCACCGGAATAGTGGCGGAGTCAATGATCGGAATGCCAGCGAGTGTGTTGGCGGCAATTTGCGTCGCAAACGGGAAGATGCCGGTGTTGACTGCCGAGGCCAGCCCAGCACTCAGCATGTCAGTTGGATTCATCAGCCAAACCGGTGTCCTGACGTTGCCGTAAGTCGCTGTTGTCAAGGCACCAATCAGCGCCTTGATGTCACCAATCAACGCTGCCAAACCACCGCCTGCTGTTGCAGTGGTCGCTGCAACAGTATTGAGCAGCCCGGCGGGACGAATCAAGGTTGCCGGATTGGCATCAATCAGCACGCTGTCCACCGCGACTGAGGTATCAGTCTGGATGGCATCACGCAAGATGCCCTCAATCGCGGGGATTGAATGCTCGTCCATCTCACGTGTCCAAGTGGTGATGACTGCCATCTTCTTGGGCGTGAGTGCCTGGGTCGTGAAGGCACCTTGCCGGACCGGAATGGCCTGACCTTCACCGACGAACGAGCCAGCGATTGATGGTGTGCGTGAACGTGTCGGAATGTTGATTTTTCCGGCGCGTCCGAATGACAACGCGAGCCCACGCGGCGCGAGCCGCGTAAGAATCGCGTTGGGCATCAGTGTGGGCATCATGGCAGTCCAGGTCTGCTGCACCAGTTCTGCCGCCCAGCCAGTCACCGTCGTCATAGCTGGTGCACTGGCCGCACGAGTAATGAGCTCGGTCATCAGTTTGGTCGGCTCATCATCGCCATAGATATCCTGCCGTGCGCGCTGGAGATCATGGCCACGTGTCTTGGCTACGTAGGCAATGGTGGCGCCACGCACCAACAGATCCAGCATATCAAGGTCTTTTTTGCCGAAGGTAGAAGTCATCGGCCTTTCTGCCTTTTCCTTGATACTTCCATTGCCACCACCATTGTTGTTGTAAATGGCTGGCAGTTTGGACTTGCTGCTGCCATCTTTTTCAATTGTTCCAGCGAGATTCCTTTCCGACTCAACAAGAGAAAGTCTGGTCTTTTCGAGTTGGGTAATCTCGGCGTTGAGATTCCGGCGCAAGTCGAGATCAGCTTCGCTGACGTTCGAATCGTCCGAGTTCTCAATATGCTCTTTCAGAGCGTCTTGCTTGACGACAATCTGAGATTGTACGTCGGTAATACGTTGAGAGAGCGACATGTCGCTGCTCCTATTTTTACCGTTAGTCCTGGCGGACCCGCCGTGAGCTCTGGTGCGACGGGTGCTGTCCAGTTTGCCGGTCCCGGCGAAGACAGCGTCAATCGTATCAGAGGAAATCTTCAAGCGCTTGGCCAATGCCAATGCATTTGGATTTGCTGGCACTGACACTAGCGAACACTCGACCAGTTCCTGCTTCAGGTAGCGGAACGGTCCCATATAGGCATCAGCCTTCTCGTTCATCGGTTCCTTCTTGGTAGCCTGGAAACCGACCGACACCGCGCGCAAGATGCCAGCGTCGACGAGCTTGCGAATCTCGTCGATACGCGGCGACGTCCTCGCCGGAGCCAGCTCCAGACGACCTTTCAGCTTACCGTCCTTGACGGCGAGGTCGTGCCAGCGCCCGACCGGGAAGTCCGCGCGGTGATTGAACAGCGCGATCGGATTGCGCCTGAAGTTGTCTAGGTTCCAGCCGTCGGCGGCGATGATCTCGCCCATACGATCAACAGCTTCATCTGACAATACGAAGTTGGTGCCTTCAACCGGCTCGGAGTGAGTGCGAAAGATGGTGACGCCAGGCTTTGCACGCTGCAATGCACGACCCACCCACTGCTGTTCACAAATTTCTTCCGCATCTTCTTCAGATAGGTCTGGCAATGACTCTATGCAACGATCCATAAAATCATCATGGCTCTCATCTTCTTCTGGTTCAACAGCATCTTCAACATCATCCTTGGTTATCATTGTCTTGTGCATAACTTTGTCTCCCTTCGACGCTGCACCGCCGTGCTATGCCCGCCAATAATTATAGCAAATTGCCACTGCCTGTTCCTGAGTGCGATCAGGCGGTGCATCTGACCCATAGGTCTCGTGCATACAGCGCGCCATGAAGTCAGATTGGCTCTCGTCCTTGCCTGGTTTCAGTGGCATGAGCTCATCTCCCTGATTCTACAATGCGCACGCGCGGATAAAACGGATTGCCTTTCCAACGCCATGAATGAAATTGTGATAGCATTACTGTCGCATTGGGATGCCCAATAGCACCAGCGAGGTGGATGGCCGCAGTGTCAACCGACACAATCTCATCCATATTCATCATTAACGCAGCAGCCGAAGCGAAATCAACAGGATCATGAGTCACGACACCAAGAGTGGCAGCTTCTTCAGCACCTTGCTTTTGCACAGAGTGCAGCTCAGCGTCCGGAAACCAAGTAGTGATTGCCTGCAGTGGCAATGCACGTGGGAAATCACCGGGATGATCCACCCGCACTGACCAAGCAACTCCCACACGTGGACGTTGGCGCGGTCCCAATTGCGTGCGCCAATGCGCTTGCACACTGGCGTCAACATTGATGTAAGGCGCGGTCGGCACATTGCCTGGTTCAATTTCCAACCAACGCAACAAATGCAAAAACGAAGTGAAGTAGTCGTATCGTCCCAATGCTCCGGTATCAGCAAATTGCACGGCAATCCATTGCAGTTCCGGCGGCACGGCAAGCGTGACCTGACATCCGCACCGCCGGACGGCCTCGACAAAGCGCAGCATCATGATCGTGTCACCGAAGCCGTGATCGTGCACGATCAATAGCTGCTTGCCTTCCAGTGGTTCGCCGCGCCACGGGGTCCCACCGGCAGCAAGCATCTCCTGCGCATTCGGACGCGCGAAAGGTGGCTCGCGCTCGCAAAGTTCAAACTCTTGAAAACCTTCGCGCCAGCGCCCCAAAGCGAGTAGGATCATCGCACGATTGTGCCGCGCACGCACAGTCGGCGCAATGGCGATTGCCAGCTCAACAGCGGCCAAGGCTTCAACATTATTATTATCGCGATGCAACTCCCGCGCGCGATTGAAGGCATGGAGATAGTCAGTGACCGAGACAATCTCTGCACTGATCACACGACGACCGACTGGCTTGCCCGCAGAAAACATCATGATTGATTCTGGCACACCTGTGGTTGATTGCACCTCCAAAATTTCACCATCAGCAGTGATCCCGCGCCAGCCATTTGGCGTCAGCTCGGTACCGATCACCGGCTGCAAATCTTCCTCGCTGAATCCTGCCCATGCTGCGCGCCTCATAGCTACTTCCATGTTGGCGTCAGCCAAGCGAATCCTGCGGGGCTGCGCAACGCCCATGCCACCGGCCAGCGAATCTTGATGGCCATCGAGTTAGTTTGAAACATGGATTTTTCTGTGCCCATTGTGCCAGCTGGTCCTGGAGCCGTGTCCATCACCAGTGTCGCAGCTGGCACGCTCTCAACGTCCGGGGTGGGGCTGGCTGCGGTCACTAATGCGACCGGGGCAATCGCGCAGATGTCATTGCCTAGCGCCGTGGAGCCAAGAACAGTGAGCGAGGTCGCCGCGTCGCTAGCACGCAATGAAAGCCCTATTGCCCGTCCGGGCGACGCAACAATGATGTAAGGTCCGCTTCCGCCCACTGTCGCGACCGCACTGATCAGTGTTGAAATGTCTTCAAACACCGCTTCAAAAGTGTCAGTGGCGGCGGAAGCTGTCAATGCTGCAATGCCATTCTTGAGTCCTGCAGGGCGCGAAGCGTCCTCCGGATTAGCATCAAAGAACACCGCATCAAGCGCAGCACCGGCGCAATGCACCAAAGCGTCCGTGATCGCTGCCTCAGCGTTGGACGATTCAATCAACTCGCGCGTGAGCGCCGCAATCACTGCCAGCTTGTGCGGATTGAGGGTGGCGGCAGTAGAGGCCAATTGCCGCACTGGGATTGGCACGCCCTCAGCGACGAAGCTTGCATTGCCAGCACCAGCTGTGAAGCCAGGCGCGATCAGTGCGCCTGCGCCATTGAAGTTCAACACAAGGCCACGTTGCATAATCTCAGCCGCTGCGGCGGCTGGAGCCAAGGTCGCCAGCGCATCAGTGACAACCTTGTGCGCTAGTTCCGCTGCCCAGCCAGTGACGCTCACCATCGCTGGTGCACTAGCCGCCCGCGTCAGCTCGATGACATCGCGGTCAGCGGGCCACAATGCAGCAGCCACCTCATAGGGCAACGTGCGCCGCACGGAAGCCACTGCACAAGCAGTGATGAAGCGCGTGAAACTATTGCCCACCGTGTCGTTGCGCTTGAACAATGGTGGTGAGGCGAGCGCCGCGCGCTGCGAACGAATGTCAACCATAGCCATGATTCAGTTCCTCATGCAAACTAGCCATGTGCCGCGCACGTAAGTCAACGGCCAGCCTTGTTCAACCAAGGCGTCAAGGACCCCGCTGACTTCAACGGAGGGGTTGTTGTAGTCGTGCCAGACGATGATGCCGCCCGTCCGGAGGAGCGCGCGCGCAAGACGGGAATCGTGCTCCACCGCGAGCGCGCTGTGATCGCCATCGATAAACACAGCATCAACTGGCTCGAGATCCTGTGCTTCAAGTCGCGTGGAGTCGGCCAGCAAAAGCTGGTAGCGTTTATCGTGAGCGGCGTGACGCCCTGCAAGGAAAGGTACTTCGCTACGTTGACAAGCGAGTCGTGGTGTATGATCCGGCGCGACGTCGATGCCGATGTAGCGTTCCAGTTCAGGGAGCGCGTCAAGAACCGCGCGCGCCGTTTTGCCCAAGTTTGTGCCGAATTCAAGGACTGTCCTTGGGCGGACGGAAGCGACGAGATCAACGACGATTGCCGTCTCGGCTGCGCCGAGATAGTCGTTGCCGAGGGCACGGATTGTCGCGAGTTGCCGATAACTGATCTCCCACATCATCCGATCATCGCCATCACGTCAAACTTGGCCGGTTGTTCCACCCGCATCAATGAAAATGCCATGGCCAATGCCACCAGTCCATCAATGCGCCCAATGGACTTGGCCTTGTCGAGCTTGCGGTTGCCAGCTGGGTCGCGTGTCACCACCGCATTGAAGGCATTCCAAGTCAACACCGGGTGCCCGCCATGCCGGATGCGATGCTCCACCACCATGCGTTCCAGGATGTCGACCGCCGGTGACATGTCCTTGAAGCCTTGGCCATGCGGCACCAACGGGATGGAACAACCAATGGTGTTGAGCTCGCGCTGCAAATCTGGGATGCGCCAGCGGTCGAATGTCAGTGCTTCAATTTTGTACATGCCGAATAGCTCAGCAATCTTCACCGCGATCGCGCCTGGATCTGTGGTCATGCCAGCTGATGTAATCACTCCATCACGCACCCACACATCATAAGGCACTTTGTCTTCCTGCGCCCGCGCGCGTACGTCACCCGGCAACCAGAAAAACGGCATCACATGGAATCTGCGCTCATCATCTTCGTGGATCAAAATCAATGCCGACAAGTCGCGCGTGGAACCCAGATCCAGCGCCGCGAAGCAGTGTGCCCCTAACGGAATTTCCGGCTTGTCGGAACATGCCGTCCATTCGGTCCGTTCAATGAATCGCGTCTCTGCTGCCACCCGCTGATTCAAGATCAAATTGCGGAACGCACTTTCCTGCGTGGGCATGCGCTGCGCTTGGCTCGCCAGTCGCTGCACATCCTCCAGGCTACGGAAATCTGCTAATGCCGGGTTGGCTAGTTTCCAAGTCTCCAGTGACCAAGGATCAGCATCTAGTGGCGCGGAATGCAATGTCAGGTGAAATGCAGGATCAGTGACGTCCCCTCCGTTCACGCGCTGCCCATAATCAATCAGCCTTGACATTGGTGCCAGGTCTTCTGCCGCTTGCGTAGAAATCACCAGCAGCAATGGGTTCTTACGGGCTCCCATCGCAGAATCCATAGCATCATACAATGCGCGGTCACCAGTTTGGCCCAGTTCATCATAGACTACAAAGCTCGGACTCAATCCCATCTTGGTGCGCGCGTCACGCGACAGCGCAACATAAATGGAACCGGTTTCTAAATCCTCGATGGACTTTTGTATGCGTGATGTCACCAGTCGATAGGCCACCAGCGGCTGCCGCTCGATCATCGCCCCCATCTCAGAAAAAATCTTGGCAGCTTGGAATCGATCGTTGGCACAAGAATAAACTTCACCGCGCTCTTCCGCTTCTGGTCCGCACAAATGTGCGAGCGCCAGTGCTGCGGCCAACTGCGTCTTGCCATTCTTGCGCGCCATGCTCAAGATTGCAGTGCGCACTGGCCGCACACCCTGCGCATTCTCATGATACACAGCTTCAATAAACCCACGCTGCCAATCCCTCAACACCAGCAACTTGCCAGTGTCCGTTCCTGAAGTCACCCGCAACGACTGACAAAAGCTGATAAC